CTACGCGATAAACCTGATCCGGTACGCCTCACGCTCTGCCGAGTTCATGAACTCCCATGCGAAATCCTCTTCCCTTGGCCCACCTTTGCACTGGTTGTACCGATACCAGCCGCCCACGCGCAATCCGGAGTACATCAGGTTGCGTTTGATGACTCCGACGCCAAGGGTTTCCAGCATCTCGCGGAATAGCTCATCAGCTTCGGCGCGGCTGACCTGCTGAGAGCAATAAAGCCAGTCGTGGGTGACGCCCGCCGCCCGATGGTCGATGCCGTCAAACAGAGGGTCTACCAGCCACGGTATCGACGCCAGATCGGTGACGAACCAGCGCGGCACGGTGAACTCCCTGCCGTCGCGCGCGTGGTAGCGGAACGGCTCCAGTAGCACCCACTCGCCCGGCTTGTACGCCCGCAGATCCAGCGCGCCGGAGAACCATGGCTCACTCATAGCCCAGCCTCCGCACACTCGATGCTGATTCGATTCGGCGCCATTGCCAGCGCGACAGCCTCACGGTTTGCGCTGCGGGCCGGCTCGGGCAGCATGCAGTACCGGGCGACAGCATATTGGGCTGACTGGATGACGGTGCAGCCTTGGAGGGTGAGCAGCAGGCAGGCGGCAATAATGATTCTGGTCATGGCATCACCTCACGGACTGCCGCGGCGAATCGGGCTGGCCAGCGCTCGGGGTGAGGTTTTCCGGGACGCCAGCACCGCTCATACAGCGCCCAACCGCCAGCCGCATCATGCTCGCCGGGCAACGGTTTCGGATCTGTCCAGAGCAACAATCGGCCGAAGGCGAATGCCAGCACGTCGTCCCGCTCGAGCGCAGCCCATACCGCGGCAGGCTCAGGCGCAACACCTCGAGCAGCGCACACACGCCGGGCATGGTCGCGGCTCGCCGGGTGATTCAGCACCCCGCGCACGCCACCGCCTTGCTCGAATTGCAGTAGCCCGCGGGCCGGCCCGGTAGGCCACTGGCGGCGCCGCTGCTCGGGATCTTCCTGCTGCGTGATAGCCAGCAGCATGATCTCAGCCTCTCGGCTCGACATCCGCGCAGGCAGCAGCGCGAGAGCGGGCGCTATGGCTCGCTCCCGTATTTCAGAGAGGGTCATGGGAAACTCCAGGAAAAGAAAAACCCGCCGAAGCGGGGTCTTGTATCGTTTAGCGCCGCCTATCCGAACGCCAGCCCACATTGCGTATGCACGCCATCGAGCGATGCCCGACGATCGCAGGGCATTGAGGAACACGCGGTCAGCGTCGGCGCGGGATAGCTGGCCGGTCGAATAGAGCCAGTCGTGCAGAACAGCCGCCGCATGGCCGTACTGGCCCAGCAGCGCGAACGTGAGCGGCCAGCGCGGCACCGACGCGAAGTCAGTCTCAAAGCCGGCCGGAACCTCGATCAGCCCGTGGTCAGGGGCCAGATACGAAAAAGGCGCCAGAAGGCGCCATGTTTTGCGGTCGGGCTGCAGCTCAGCTTGGAGTGGATTCGGGAAGCGGTTCATTTGGCCAGCCCTCTTCTAGCATCGCCTCGGTGAGCGTGCCGGCCTCTAGCGCCTCGATCAGATCAGCTTCGCGGTCGAACGCTGCCTGCACGTGCGCCCGAACAGCGGTGGCCACGCCTATGACTTGCTCACCGGTCAGATCGACAAAGCCGTCTGGTGTTTTCCAGCGAAGGGCATACGAAGGATCGAGCATGGCGGATACTGCGGCGCCAGTGATCAGCGCCTGACTGTCTCGCCCTGTGTCGATGGCAATTCCATTCACGGTGATGCCGCCCGTCTCGGCCTGCCATCGGCGCGCGGCGATAGATGAGACGAGGGCCTGCCGCGTCTGTTCGGCCTTGTGCTCGGCGGTGATCAGTTGCGAATAGTCGATGTTCATTCTGAAAGCACCTCTACGTTCTCCGGCTCAGGATCGAACGGCAGCGGAATCGGGCCGTCTTCCAGCACAGTAAGCGGCGCAGGAAAGGCCACGGCCTGGCTTGGGTTCGGGCCGTGCGGCAGGCGAAGGGTCAGGTGCAGCACGCCGTCGATGCGCGACACGGGACCGATGATCCAGTCAGATACGATGGCCTCGGCTGGCAGCGTGGCGCCGTCAGGCAGCGGCCCGAAGTCGAAGGCCTGGCCGTTGAGGGTCAGCACGTCGCCGGCGCGTGTGGCGGTAAGGGTTCCCGCAAAGTTCTGAGGTGAGAGGTTTATACGCATTAGATCAACTCCTTTTACCAGCGACCAATTGCGGCAACTGAAAAACCCGAACTGGTACGGGTGCTGTTAGAAATTACCCACCCCCGAAGTGAGCCCGCAGAAATTGCGTTGGGTGCTGTAGCCCCGTGCGTCAAGACCCTATCCCCACTGCCGGCCTGCCCAAAAACAAGCGGCGTTGCCGAGAAAGCGGCCGGGAACGTCCAGTCGACATCACTGGACGCATTCATCGAAATTGAATGTTCACAGACCAATAACCCGCCAGCGAATTTGGTATATCTGCCGTTCGAGTTCGCCCCCATTTCGATGATCGCACCCGTGGGTACGCCACCGGACTGGGAGACGGTGCCGAGGATGTTGCCGGCGTGGAACAGTTCAACCCAGGCGCTCCAGACCCCAGAGCTAGAGCGCCTGAACCACACGCGATCCGAAAGTCGACTCGTTAAAATCTGTTGCGCGAATCCTGTGTTGTACTCCATGTGCAGACACATGGAGCCCGACGCCGCTAGTGGAATATTCAGGGTGGCCGAATTGACAGCATAGAAGCCGCTGGCAGCAATAAGGTTCAGATTGTCGTTCGGCGCGACGACGCTCCGACCACCAAGCCCATGCGAGCCAACCGCCATCAGCGCCCCGGCAGTGGTATCTGTTGCGTTCGCTTGAGCCGCCTTCGTCGCCGCCGTCCCTAACCCGAACATATCCCGCGCAGCTTGCTTCTGCGCCGCCGTACTTGGCAGCGCCGCCGGATACAGCTCGGCAAAATTGGCGATGGCCTTTTCGAACGCCGTGCGGGCGCTGTCGCCGCCGGCGCCGCTGCCGGTGGCGCCGAGGTTGATGATCTGTTGTGCCATTGGCATTTCCTTCATGTGGGCAATAAAAAACCCGCGATAGGCGGGTCGTAAGTTGCAAAGTTTTTGAATCAGGCGATGAACAGCCGCGCGAACACCGCCGGGACGTTGCCCTTGTTGGTGAACACCGTGCCGCCTGGGCCTTGCTGGTAAATCTCGGCGTAGTTCTGCGCGTAGTTCAGGCTGATCGCCGTAGGCGAGGCGCTGGGCGAGGTGGCCGCCAAAGATGCAAACCCGCCTCATGGTTATAACGGCTGCGGCGCGGTTCTCCACCTAGAGCCCCGAAACATCAGCGACCAGAAGAGTCATCGGCGCGGCGCCATTTGGCGACCGGTTGAAGTTTCCCGCGCCGCCAGCAAAGCGCTGCTGGCCGGTCTGAATAGTCGATGAGAAAAACGACCCGTCTGCTGCCAGGTGCATGCCGCGCACATGACGCCATGTGTCCGTCCACCAGTTGCCGCCGTCAGTTATCTGTGCGCTAGTCCAGTACGCTCGGGTGCTCCCCAGCGCAAAAGCATTTGCGCCACTGAACTCCGTTGCGACCGATAGCGGCTTATAGATGCGCGTGCCGGAAGCGCTCTGGTAGCTGTCTTCCGCGACTTCCACGCGCCCCAGAACGCGCAGGAACGGGCGAGCGGAACTGAATTTAAGTGCGCCGGTTTCTTCGTACATCTCCAGCCCGCCAGGCGCGGCGGCGAGGGTTGGAGGACCAAACGACCAGTATTCAACCCATCCAGCAATCGGTCCGCCGCCATACCACCAGCTGCCGTTCCACTGGCCAGGGCTGGCCATTAGCAGCTTTCCGGCAATCTCCACCAACGGATATTGGCTCCGATAAAAGTTAATCGTGCCGCCAGGCGCCATCGGCACAGAAACCCCTCCGGTTGGGCAGTGGATGGCACCCTTGCCATAAAGGCAGAGGTTAGCGAAATCGCTGCCGGCGATCTTGTAACCATCGTCCGTGAAAAACTCGAAACCGTTCATCTTATCCACACCATTAGGCGAGCATCATTTGCAAATTCAGGCCAGGCGAAGCTGTCGCCATACTCCCAAATGATTTGGGTTCCAGATTTGCGCACCGTCAGCACCCGCTGGCCGCCTTGGAAGAAAACAAAATCCAAAGCGGCCGGGTCCAGCTCGGGGTAATCGCGCGAGCCAGGGACGCCTAACGCAATCGGGTTGACCACCTCGACAAGTCTGGCATAGCGCTGCGTCCCGCTGAACATAAGCGCTTGATCTTGCGAAAGAATCTCAATCCCTGTTGGCATTACCACGTCCCCATGCGCATCAGTAGCACCCCATTCGGATACCACATGCGTATTAGCCCTGGGCGCAGCTCAAGCCGCGCCCCGCCTGCGACAGCGCCGTTGATTTCAAAGGTGCCGTCCTTGTCCAGCCGCCAGCCCTGCTCCCCGGCCACGTAGTTGGTCGATTGCAGCGCCGTGGCGATCTTCGCCATGTCGATGGTGCCGTCTCCGATCACCGCCGAGTTGATGAACACCTGCCCGTCCTGAATCACGAACGGCGTGGTGATCTGCCCGTTTGCCACGTTGATGACCGCGAACCGGTCAGCCTGGAACAGAACTTGGCTTTGCATCCCCTGTGGAGTGTTCTCGACGCCAATCCCCATGCCCGCGCCGTAGTACTTCCCGCCAGCCGTGAGGCCCAACTTGACCGACCACATCGCAGCCAGCTTGCCGTCCGTGGTCGCCTGGGCCTGGCTCACCGTCTGCACCGAGGCCGACGCGCTATCGGCCTTTGCCTGGGCGGTGTCGATGCGCGACGACAGGGCGCCATCGGCATTCGCGCGGGCGGTCGCTTCCGACTGCAGGGCGGCGGCAATGTCGCCATCGACCTTGGCCGAGAGGGTATCCACCCGCGAAGCCAGGGCGCCGTCGGCATTCGCGCGGGCCGTCTGCTCGGCGGTGATGGCCGCCGCGTTCTGCCCCACCTGCGCAACCACCGTGTCAATGCGCTGCCCAAGGGCCATGTCCTCGGATGCGCGGGCGGATTGCTCCGACCACACCCCCGCCAGCATTGACGTGGCGCCGGCATTCCAGCCGGTATCGCCCGCCAATGGCGGGTTGATCTGCGCCGATATGCCGTCGATGCGGCTGGCCTGGCTGGTCAGCGTGCCCTCGGTGTTGGTCACGCGGGTATCAAGGGAGCTGATGGCGCCGGCCTGGGCCGTGTTCACGTTCTCGGTGTTGGTCACCCGGTTGCTCAGCGAGGTGATGGACTGACCTTGGCTGGTCAGCGTATTGCCCTGCTGGGTCACCGTGTTGCTCAGGCTGTTCAAGGCCTCGGCAGTGGCAGCGGCAGGAATGCGCGGGTCAGCGAACTGGCTGGCCATGCGAGCCAGCGGGGACAGCTCTTGCGCCGCCTCCTCGTTCGCCTGGGTCGCCGTCTTGGTCTGCTGCTTCTCCTTCTGCAGCAGCTTGGCGCCGGCCATCCGCATTTCTTCGATCAGGTCTTGCAGCGACTCCCGGCCAGCGTTGATAGCTGCCCCGGTGTGCTCGACGTACTTGGCATCGCCACCCTGAGGCATGCGAGTCGCGCTGCCGGAGCTGATCACCAGCTCGAACTGCTCGTCGTCGGTGAAGGTGAACAGCAGCGGCACCCGGGCGACGTGTAGAAGGTTGTCCTGATCGCTCTGGGACTGCCAGTGCTTGACGTTGAGGTGCGCCAGTTCGAGCAACGGCGGCTTTGCCGTCAGGAAGCCCGTGCGGCCGGTGTAGAACGATACGAGCGGCACGTAGCCGAGGCTGGTAGTGCCTTCGTCGTGCTGGACCCATGCGCCGCCGTTGTCGGCCTTGCGATAGGTGCGCCAGATGCCAGGCTCGAGGACTCGCACCTGGGCGACAGACTTCACGCCGAACTCGCCGTCAGCCTCCTCGATCGACTCCATGTAGCGGAACTGTGCGAGCCTGCCGCCGTCGACACGCCAGCCCAGCACCTGTTCGGGGCGGATCAGCACGGCATATGGGCGAACCCCTGCAGCGATCTCGTCTGCGCGAGTGCGGAGACCTTCGGCGCGCGGGTACTCAACCAGCACGTGGCAGAGGCCGTGGCTCAGCGCGTGGCGGAACAGGTCAACCGACCAGCTGTTCAGGTCATTCCCGGCAAGATCGACGTCCTTGCACAGCTCAACCAGGCGCTCGGGCACGTCGTCGCCCAACTGCAGCGGCTCGGCGAACACCCGAGAGGTCATGTTGTTGACCGTCTCGGCGTAGGCCGGCAGCAGCGTGGAGAGGCGCAGGCGCTCCTTGTAGGTCTCGTCCTCTTCGGCCGGGTACTGAGGCAGCAGAGCACGCCCGGCGGCCCGCATAGCCTTCGTGCCACCCATCAGCGGCGCAACGATGGCCCAATCCTCGCGCATGGCATCGACGGCCGGGATCGTTTGGCTTGGGTCGTTGCTCATTGGCGTTACATCCGTAGTGATTTTGTCTGCGGCTTGGCCGGCTTGATGATCGGGAATCGGTGAACGACGAAGTAGCCGAAGGCATCGGCCGGGTCTTCCGTGCCGTCCTTGCTGGGTTCTCCGTGTTCGTTGTACGCCTGCTGCTCGAGCACCTGAGTGGTTACCGGGCACTTATCGGTGTTTACCTTGAGCCGGCGCACGCCCTCGCCATTGAGGAACATGGCGTTAACGGCCAGCACGCGGTCACGAACCATCGGGTTAGCCGGGTTGACGCGAACCGTGAAGCCGGCCTGCTTGAGCAGGCTGTGATCCGACTCGCTACCGTTGACGCTCTTGCGGTTCTTGCCGCTGGCGTCTGGGTACACGGTGATCTTGTGGCCGGGGAATCGCTCAAGTAGCGCAGCGATCATTGCCGGCGTGTCGAATAGGCTGGTCAGCTCATCCAGTTGCCGCGGCTCAGCAACACCCGGTATCGTGTCGTAGAAGATGTCCGCGATCTGCGGATAGGTCGGCGCGAAATAGCCCTGCGGAATGCCAGGGTGCTCCAGTGCGTTGATACACAGCCGCACGCAGCCTACGAACGTCTTGCCGCTTCGATACCCGCCGACGAACGCAGAGAACTTCTTCGGGTGACTGATGAACTCGAACTGCGGCTTATTCAGCTTCAAGGTCGCTTGCATCTTCCACCCCGATGATGACTTGCTTCGGCTCAGGCAAGCCTTGATTCGGGTCTTCCAGTTCTCGGCGCAGCTTCTCGATGCTCAGGCGTTTGGCCTCCAGATCAAGCCCAATGTCCGGGCGATCCAGTCCGAGCAACTTGGCCTTGCCGAGCGTCGCGCTTACCGCTGCAGATGACTGGGGGTTCTCGCAGCTCAGTGCTTTAACGCGGGCCTCTTCCAGTTCACGCAGCAGGTCATCCACGGTGAGATATTGACTGGCTGCGAGGGGAGGCAAGGATATCGCGAGGACTGACAAAGGCGGCAAAGGAAGCGGAGTTGCCGAAGACGGCGGCGGGGTTGCGAGATGTGAAGCTGTTGCCGATGGCGCTGGAGGCGCTCGAAGAGCAGAAAGCACATACCTATATAGTAGGCGGTCCGGTTTTCCATGATCCGCGATACGGCAAACCCTTCGACGGCGACCAGGCTATCCGAAAATCGTTCTGGATCCCGACCATCCGCAAGGCAAAGGTCCGCTACCGGAACCCGTACCAAACCCGGCACACATACGCATCGATGATGCTCTCTGCCGGCGAGCATCCAATGTGGGTAGCAAAACAGATGGGCCACAGTAGCTGGGTGATGATCGCCCGCGTCTATGGCCGGTACATTCCGAACGATGGCGACACGTCCGGCAGCAAGGCGGCAGAGCTGTTTGGGACGCCGGTTCAAATCCCTAACGAGAATTCAAACACAGGTATCTGAT